CAATTGGTCCGCAGTTGGCATGGACGTGCTGAGTGTGGAATGGGACCTTATGATCCGCCGCCATAAGGAAATTGCTGGATTTTCCTTTGCTGCTGATCTGAAACGTTGTGATTCAGGTATGTCGGCCACATTCATCTATGCATTTGCGGAGGAAGTTCATAGGTGGTATTCGCGCTATGGTGACCTCAATCCGAAGGAGGTTACTATGCACCGCAGAGCTCTCCATCGGGAAGCACAGAACTGTGCCCATGGATACGTTTCGTTCAGAAACAGTCTGTTCCGTAAGCCAAAGGGACAGAACACCGGGACGTTGCTCACCATTATACGAAATAGTGTGTGGTGTCGATACTTGTTCGCTTGTGCGTACATGTTACTGGCGCGCAAGTACGGTGACATTGATGACCAAGGTGTTGCTGGCTTTCGTCAGAATGTTCGACAGTCAATCTATGGTGATGATTCGATCACCACCGTGAGCCAGAGGTGTCCATGGTTTAACGGTGCAGCCATTGCGGAGGTCCTGCTTCACTATGGATATGTCTTGACGAGTGCTCACAAGAATCAGGACTACGGTGATGGTGATATACTGAAGTGCAACTTCTTACATGCCACCACTTCAGTGGGTATGGTTCCTGAGATTGGGTTTGCGAGGTATTTTTGCAAACCGGATCTCTCCTCACTTGCTAAACCTATTCGTTGGATCACCAAGGGGCTTCCCTTGGAAGTTTGTGTTGCACAAAATGTGAATGCAACGTTGATTCGGTGTTTAGGATTGGGGAAAAGAAAGTTCACTGAAATTCGTGATGAATTAGTGTCCGCATTGATTACCAGCGGACTTGATTACGGACACATGTGGACTTGGAGTGATCTTGTTGAACGCTACCGTTCATTACTAGATGATGGCAACAACTTGCTGATACCTCATGAGGAGAAACCTCCCACTCTTCGTGTGGGGGTCAATGACCCGTGGGTAGGGGAGCATCATATGGTCCTCGATGATAGCAAGGTGAAGTCGTTTGACGAAATTGAGACGGGTTCTCCTATTGAGCCACTCTTTGACATTGTGTCTCAGATGGACGCCGAGAAGGGTCTGGACGACCTTAGTGCTCTTGAGGTCAACGATGTTGATCCTGCTGCGACAGATGCAGGCATCAATTTTGTGGATCAGACACAGAAACCAATCCATCAGATTGGCTACACGACTGATTCCAAAGATGCTGACAATGCGATCGAGGAGGAGCAATTCACGTATACACGGGTGTTGTCTAAACCCAACTATGTGACCTCAGTTTCATGGAGCACTAGTGATGATACTCTTCAGCGGATATGGTCAGCACCGTTGCCGTTTGGTCTAGTCACAGGACCACACACACAGGTCTTTGATACATTCAGGTATTGGAGAGGTGATGTCAATGTCACATTTCAAGTGCAGGGAACGCCATTTCATTTGGGAATGTTGTGTGCGTATTTTGTACCATTGTCATCTGAGTCCGACGTTATCGACGTTCAGTTAGGAAGCCGGGCATCCTGGACGGTTCTTAACCACGGTTTCCTCAATGCTGCGGAGAGCAATTCGTTCACCATGACCATTCCTTTTGTTCATTGGAGACGTTTCCTGGATGAGGACCAGCCTGATGCGAGCATTGGTTCAATTAACTTGGCCGTGTTGAATCAGCTGGCTACGGGTCCAGATGGTCTCCAGAACATAGAGGTGGCTGTCTACGTCAGTTTTCCTAATGCCCAGGTGAAAATACTCCGGACGGTGGCTCCTCCGGCGCGAGCACCAATTCCTGTTAGTGTGGACAAGTCAGAGGCGCCTAGTCATAGGGGCGCTGTCAGGTCAATGTCATACATTGTAGCGGAGGGGAACTCCTTCGTGAAAAATATAAACGTTGACCATGTGATGGGTAGTACGATCGATCTTCGACAAACGAGTGAGGGTACCACTTTTGCAAATGAGCAGACAGCTACAATACCTGCTATGGACAAACCTAATATAGGCTTGAATCCTATACCATTTGTAGAGAGGATGCCCTTTCTCAGTCAGAGGAACAATCTGACTTATGCCAACGTCCTGGATATGGATGCTGGTAGTAAGATCATGCCAAGTCCCGAGGACTTTGCTTCAGGGGAAGATAACATGGCCATTTCTTCAATTGTATCACGAAAGACATGGCTGGGGACTATTCCCTGGAGGCAAGACGATCAGGTAGGAGAAGGTATCAGTGTACAGCTGACGCCTTGTCCAAGTCTGTTGGAT